TTAGTTTATTCATGATTTCAGTTTTAATCATGTGCTGTTTTTCCTGAGTAGGTACACCATTTGTAAAACTGACTAATTTGGTGCCAGAGAAAGACGTAGTCACTTCATTAACTAAATACTCAGAGATCTCACACTCTAGCTTTGCATAGTTAAGAGCAGAAACCCAGTCAGGGGGAGAGTAATAGTGCATACCAGGAATAGATCTTTTAATTATAAAAATCTCATTTGAAGCACCAGATCCAAAGACAGGAATCCTAGTTAATTCATCTCCATTTCTGTAGTCTTCCCATTTAGGAAAATAATAGTAAGCATTTATCTTGCCTCTATGATCGCACTTTTCGGCTCGTAATGTTTCTCTGTTAAAATGACTTACAGCAGATACTTTTTTGCCTTTGTAAGTAACTTGAAAAGCAGCTTCTCCTAATAATTTAAGATCTAAGCATACTTTTTTTAAATCTTTAGCCTTAAACAAACCTTTGAATTGTGCATATTCATCTGGCCTACGATTACTGTCTAAGGCTGAAAATCCTTTTCCGTATATCTGGTTTGATACACCTGTAATGATTGAATTTGTAGTAGCCGAGTTTAAATAAGCATCAATAACTTCTTGATAATAGTTATTGTCTTGGCCAAAACTTACAAAGTCATCTCTTGGATCTTCGTGTATTGTCGGAGTTTGATATGCCTCAAGCTCTAATATATGGAAGTTGCTATTATTCATATACTAAATAATCATTTGATCCTGCTGTATTGCTTTTAAACTTACCTGTATTTGGCGAGTAAGTGCTTACTGTTTGATCTGTTCCAAATATTTTGTCTCTGTAAATTACTTTCCCTTGATTAGTGTCTGTAATTTCAAGTATGTATGTTTGATCTTTGTTTTGATCCAATCCCAAATTTGCTGCATAAGTATAATAATAATCTACAGATGTGAAACTGCTTACTGTAGCTGTTGAATTTGTTTTGTTTTGTTCTTCGTTTTTCACTTCTACCTTAAATATGTTACTCCCAGTAGGAGAATATGATCTAGGTATAAAACTGATTGTACTTGTTGTTTGTGTTCTGTCTAAAACAATCATTTTATTTAATTTTAAAAGTTCCTACTCCAGTATTGTAATGTTTGTTTTTCTTTAATATTTCGATTTCTTCTTTACTTAATGCTTTAGATAGTTCTTTTTCAGAAACATTATTCCAGTCTAGACTATCAAAAGGCTTAAAATTATATTGAGATTTGTTCGTTCTGTCTTTCATGTTTTTTATTTAAAGTTTTGTAAGGGAGCAGCCACAAAGACTTACTCCCCAGAACAAAACACATTATTTAGCTATTAGTACCACCTGTTACAGTAACTGTAGCACTTGACATTCCAGCTAGTGGATTAGCAGTAGTAGCTCCATTGATAAAATCAGGCGGAGCAGTTTCTTCTGAACTAAATTCCATTGTATAACCTGACATATCTCCAAAAGCACCCCCCGTTGTCATAGTTGCTGTTTCTAGTGAACATCCGTTTACTCTACCAAGTAAAAATGCAGCACCATTCCTATCTGCAACAATAATATGTGGCCTACCATAAGCAATTAGCTTTAATTCAGCAGAATCTTCTTTTGATAATTTAGGAAGCGATATGCTTAATGTAGTAGCAAAACTTGTTACTCCATTTTCTCTACTAGAAGTAGCTGTAGTAGTAAATGTATTAGCTGATCCATTTAGGTCATATCGGAAAATTACAAAAGTTCCAGTCATATTAGTAATAGCACTAGAAGCATCAGTAATAGTTCCAAGTCCACCAAAATTAGTTAGATAAATTGCAGAAATTCCACCTGAAATATCTTTACAATTTATTGCTCTACCTTTAGTTAAATTACACGCCATAACTATTTGATTTTAGTTAGTTAGCATTTCAGCTTACTGTTATTATGAATATAAAACGATCTCTGATCCAATTCCTAAAGCACATCCAGCAGATCCTCTAAGGATTACTCTTGAATTTTGACTACCATCTATAGAACTCATGTCTATAATAGAAGCTTCTCCAAGCTCGCTGTAAAGTGAAGTACCGAAAATTAAATTTTGTTTTCTAGTTAAAATCATGTCAGTAGAAGTCATTCCAGGACAATGAACTACAGGAATTCCATCATAATAGAGTTCTTGTTGGCCATTATACCACATTTGTCCTTTGTCATCAATACCCATAGTTACGTTAGAAGAACCTGCTGCACCAAAACCACCTAAAGCTCTAACATAAGCCTTAAAAATCGCTGTAGGTACATATAAGTATAAGTCTTCTTTGCCATAAATAGTATCTGGAGCTGCATCTACTACTTTTCCGATTTCTGTTGTTACATTTGCAGCAGTGATAGCACCTTTTGCTACATCTACAACATCTCCATTAGCATTTGCTAAAACTTCAAAACCATCAAAAGGAATATCTCCAGCAGTTGTTCCACTCCAAAGAGCAGTTTCAATACCAGCAGCAGTTTTTGCTACTACATGCTCTAGAATGAACTCTCCAAAAGATTGTGGTAAACCAGACTTAATTCCTTTCATTTGTAAAGACTCCCAAGAAGATCTAAAGTTTTTAGCACAAACTTCCAAGTTAACTTGTATCTCTTTCGGCTCTATTACCACTTCAGTTTCCGTCAAAGTACCTGTGGCACTAAAGTCGCAGGATCCTGGTTTTATCAAATTAGCATCCGAAGACATAACTTGAACTACTTCTTTAAATTGTATATTATCTCTTATATCAATCGTTCCTGATTGTAGAGATTTCCCAGATAATAAAGCTGCTGATAAATAACCACTAGCATTTTTACCTGAAAAAGTTGTTGTTATATTTAATGAACTTGCCATTTTATTTTATTTTTTATTTATTAATTAATTATTAAGATTCTGAAGCCCATACTCCGTCTCCACCAGTTAAATACCAGTCAGTAAGTGCGACTGCTTTAATTTTACACCAGTCTCCTTTGTTAGCTGTAGCTTTTGTATTAATCCAGTCTTTATTATCTACTCCACCAGACGAAACTGATCCAACAGTACCATGAATAGCATCTGTAGCATTTGGAGAAATTGTTATAATATTATTTCCATCTGCACCTGTATTTCTGAATAGAAATTCCATGCCTAAATTATTAGATGTAATCTGAGGAAGTGTAATAACTAGAGCATCTGTAGCTACGTTAAATTCTTCTCCTGCTTGATTAGCATTAACATCTTGAGAGCCAGTTACAGTATTTTGTGTTACTCTAGCTCTTATTACGTCATTACTTGTAAATATTGCCATTTTTAAAAATTATTTATTATTATATATCATTTGTCTTATAAGATCAATATGCGATTTTGGTTGTTTTTGCATATTGTTTTTTTGTGAAGACAAAGCCTCTGGATTGTGAGCAATAGGCTCTACTGTTTCCGTTGCTAATTCTACGTCTTCTGTTTTTTCTTCTTTAGATGAGTAAACTACCTTAGTTGTAGTTTCTTCGGATTTGACAGAAGCATCTTCTTCTGTACTTAAATCTTGTTTATCTATCATAGCTTTAATTTCTTCAATCATGGATTTAACCTCAGCTAGTTCTTCTTTAGTAGCATAGCCCATATCTTCCTTTTCTTTTTCAGCTTCTACTTCTTCAGTTTTAGCTTCAACTTCTTCTTCTACTACTTCTTCTTCTGCTTCTGGCTCTCCAATAGAATCAATTAAACCTTCTTCTTTTACTGCTAATAGTTTTCCATCTTCTAGAGTATAATCCCCGACAGGAAGTGCAATTTTTTCATTGTCCTCACTAACGATAAAAACCTCTTTTCCAGATTCAAAACTTTCAGCTTCTATTTCTGTTCCATTGTCTAGCTTCATTGTAGCTAATACAATTTTTTCTTCAGAAAGTTCTATACCAAGAACTTCTTTGATTTGGTTTACGATTTCTGTTGCTTTCATTGATTAAAATGTTATACTATATAAACGTATGAGAAAATAAAATAGGTCATATTTCTACTGTTAATTTATTTTGCCTACTCCTTGAGCTTGCATAGATCCATCACAACAATCAGGATGGTATCTTTTTTTATCCTTACAAAGACAGCCCCTGCGACCACCTTTAGGAGTAATCCTACTCATTGATTTATATTTTTTTGGCATCTTCTGTCATTTTTACGCATTTATGTTTTTTGTAGTCTTTTTTATACCCTTTAGGACATTTGTATTTTCTAAATTCTTCGTCAGATACACTATGCTGTTCACATGGCATATACCAGTCTTTTCCATCTAAGTTATGTACATGAAATCCAGCACATCCAATATTACTAGCCATTTCTTGGGCTTTTTCTTTAGTGGAATATGCTAATCTATCGTCTATAATTGCGAACTGATCATTGACTACTTCTGTAACTAGAACTTCTTTAGATAGTGGCACACAATTTGGAACTCTGCGACCATTTTTCATTTTAAATCCTAT